CGTAGCTCAGTTGGATAGAGCAATTGCCTTCTAAGCAATGGGTCAGGGGTTCGAATCCTCTCGGAATCGCCAATACACTCGGTTAGTTCAGTGGTTAGAACCAACGGCTCATAACCGTTTTGTCGGGAGTTCGAATCTCTCACCGAGTACCAATAGGGAGAGAGTATAAACTCTGTTAGACCTCCAACCTATATATAATGGAGGCGGGAAAGGCAGGCGCCTTCGAGGAAGACCACCAACTATTATTGGATGAATGTAATGAACTTCGAAGAATATGAAAAATCAAGAGCCAAGAAAATTATTGAAAATCAAGGTCCAGAGTTAGATTGGGTTGAAACATATGGTGTTAACACCGAAGATTTTAGCATGAGGTATGAAAAAAATGGGAAAGAAGAAGTCAAGAGCAACACAGACAAGTAAGGGTGAACGTCGAAACGTATCACGTAATGTACTCAAGGCTATCCGAAGAGAAAAGCGCGATGCTATTGGTTATATTACAACACTTACTGAAGCGTGGTTAAAAGATCAGAATCCATGGATTACTGTTCCTAATCCTAATAATAAAGAAACAAATAAAAGATTTATTAAGGTTAAGGCTAATGATTATTGGGGACGTCCCAATAGGTTTATTAAATGGAAGGATAACTCAAGTGAATAAATTCATTCTCTCAGCGGCTGTTGTATTTTTTTCTAGTTCAGCGTATGCTCAAGATATCACAGATCATTACAAAGATGTGATTATGAAAAAACCATATCAGGTTGAGGTCTGTACAGACAGAGCTGTTTCTGGAGATCGATCTGGTGATATGATTAAAGGAGCTATTCTAGGAGGAATTCTAGGTAATAATATCAAAGGAGAAAAAGATGGTGGATTGGCTGGTGCTGTTATTGGTGGCATGCTTGGGCATTCAAATAGCACTGCTACTGGTGGTACTAGGAGGTCTTGTTCTGTTGAAACTCGGTTTGAAGAAGAAAGACAAAGAGTCTATTCACATTCCACCATCGTCTTTACTTATCAGGGCAGGACACATTCTGTCAGATTCCAAAAATAATTCACAGGTGAATGAGAGAATAAAATGAGCACACAATTAACTTTTACTGATGTTCCTGAGAACACAAATCTTCAAGAATATGCTGAGCAGCTTGATATAAAGAAATATGAAGAAGAAAATGAAAAGATGAAAGCTGAGCAAGTACAGCTTGATGAGATGACAGCAAAGTCTAATGGTGGTACAGAACGTATGTATCGAGGCTTGCAGGAACGTCTGGATCCTGAACTTCTAGAGAAATTTCAAATTATATGTTCTAGGGTTCGTTACGTTGATCCTTCAAAGAAATCTGTTCTTTGGTTACACGATCTTCCCCATGATCCTGAATCACAACATCTCAAAGACAAGCAAAGCAAAAACCGGTTCGAGAAACTTGTTTTTGTTTCCAATTGGCAGATGCTAATGTATAACATGGTTCACGGTGTACAGTACTCTGAATCAGTAGTTTTACAGAATGCCATTGAACCAATCAAAATTGAAGAGAAGAATTTTGATGATAAAATTAACTTGATTTATCATACTACACCACATAGAGGACTATCTATTCTCCTTCCTGTTTACGAGAAATTGTATGATATGTTTGGTGATAAGATTCATCTGGATGTGTATTCTTCATTTAGTTTGTATGGTTGGGATCAAAGAGATGAGCCTTTCAAGCAGTTATTTGATCGATGCAAAGAACACGAAGGTATTACATATCATGGCTACCAGCCACACGATGTTATCGAAGAGGCACTAAAGAAAGCTCATATATTTGCATATCCGTCTATCTGGCTTGAGACGTCTTGTATTGCAGCTATCGAAGCTGCTAGTGCAATGTGTACTGTTGTTCATCCAAACTATGGTGCTCTGTCGGAAACAATGAGTCATTTTGGTGTTGGTTATCAATACAGCGAAGTAGACCAAGAACACGCAAACGTGTTTGGAGGTGCTCTGATGGCAACAGTAGAAAATTATTTGGACAAGAAGAATCATAAGAATCTGCAGATGGGACTCAAATCTCAGAAAGCATTTTTTGATACCTATTATAATTGGGATAGACGTGCAGATCAGTGGAAAGATCTTTTGAAAGGGTTAGAGTGATGGGGCAATACAGTAAAGCATTTCAAATGATGAAAGAAGATGCCGCTAAAGAAGAGGCAGCAAAAAAAGACAAGAAACATAAACTTGATTATGAGAATCCTTATCTTAGAGCAAAGATAGGAGAATTAGAGAATGATATTGAAGTGCTGAAAAGAGACATGAAAGAGCTCACCGAGGCATATTATACTGTTCTGAAAAGATATGGCTAGAAAAATAACTGTTGACCTTTTTCTTAAAATAAGTGATAATTAATTATAAAGTGAGAAATGGGAGTTCGTTATATACAAAGTCAAAGCACACTTCAGGGATCATACTGTGGTTAGATATTTCATCGACCAGTATGATGCAATAGAATTTAAAGATATTGCTGATGCTCACTATCCGTTGAAGGTGACATATGAAAAAGGAGTTTATCCAGTGCAAACATTTATAGTAAATTGTTGGAATAGTATCATGGATCATAATCTTAATCCATTGAGTAATATTCCAGACTTGCAAACCCGACATGTGGTCATGCAAATTTTAGCTTGGATGTGGTGTATTATCTTTAGTATGAGTTTAGGTAGCATTACTGTATTTGCATATAGTGCAGTAGCTCATATTTTATTCATCGCAGGAATTATTCTTACAGTCGGAACATTTGAAACAGCTCGTCGCAAGCCAGAGTATTTTGGTGGTTTTGGTCGTGGCAATGGAGGTGAGCATGAATAATAAAAATCTCAAAAAACAGATCGAACAGGAACTTGCTCCTAAGCGTAAGAAGTTTAGAAAACCTCGAAAGCCTATGACTGAGGAGCAAAAGAAGGCTGCTGCAGAACGTCTAGCAAAAGCTCGCGCTGCTAAGAAAAAGACTTCTAGTGCGCCTATGAATGTGCATCCTTCTGTACTAGCAAAGCCTGATGAAGATACATTTTCATTAAAGAATGTTCGTGAGTGGATCAAACATAATAAGGAACTTCTTTCTGAAGAGCGACGTTATCTTAGAACTAATGTAAAAGGTGCTCAATCCAAAGTAACAAGCATTGAGGGCTACTTACGTCATATGCAACATTATCTCCGTACAGGAGATTGGATTGACAGCTACTATGGTAAGGAACAAGGCCAGAAGATTAAAATGATCTGCGTGGCCATGGCTTATCATTTTGAAGGTCCTATGAAAGGCATGCCTAAACGCGATATAGGTGTCGTGTATCCAGATGTTGGTAAATGGACTGAAGAGATGCATAACGATTACTATAACCTAAATAGTAGTGGGGAACCATCAAGGAGACGAAATGTCAGAAAACGTAATACAGTTTCCAAAAAGAAATCCTCGCGCTCAACAAAATGAGGATAGGATTACATCCGAGCTCGAGCTAGAAGACAGATTTAATGAAGCCTATGAAACCTATATCGAGGAGGTTTCAACTCATCTTACTAGAAGCATAATACACAAAGCTGGTTCTTTTGGATACATTTTTGATGGTGAGAAAAGCATGAAAGATATAGTAATGATACACGAGACCGTTAAGTCAGCTATGTTAAGAGTACATGACATACACCACCCCATGCAAGACGCTGCAGATGATTGTGAAATAAGACTTGAAGAGATAGATGAGGATGGAGACGTCATTGATTCTCGTGGTGTTTCGTGGAATGGAATGACCGATGAAAAAGACGAGGACCCTGTTGATTAATTAACAGATCTGTGTTATTATTACTATATAATATGTAAAGTGGAATGTAAAATGATTATAGTAGATTTAAATCAAGTAATGATTTCAAATTTGATGGCTCAGATTGGCAATCATACAAATATAGAATTAGACGAAGGTCTGTTGAGGCATATGATTCTCAACTCAATTCGTTTAAACAAACTCAAGTTTAAAGATTATGGTGAAATGATTATTGCCTGTGATGATAAGAATTATTGGCGCAAAGATCTTTTCCCTTATTACAAAGCTGCTCGTAAAACTCAAAGACAGAAATCAGAGTTAGACTGGAATGCTATCTTTGATATACTTAATAGAGTCAGAGATGAGCTCAAAGAGTACTTCCCGTACAGAGTCATTCAAGTTAACAAAGCTGAAGCTGATGATATTATTGCTTCCCTTGTTAACAACTTTGGTAGTATTCTTGATAATGGAGATAAACAATCTCGTATTCTGATCCTATCAGGAGACAAGGATTTTGTACAGCTTCAGAAATGGTCAAACGTTGATCAGTATAATCCAGTACTAAAGAAATTTGTTAAACATAGCGATCCTCAAAAATATGTATTAGAGCATACAATTAAAGGAGATCGTTCTGATGGTGTGCCTAATATAGCATCAGATGATTCTTGCTTTGTTAATGGTGGTCGTCAAAAGCCTATCCGTAAAACCAAAGTAGATGAAATTATCCGTACTGGTGAGATACCAGAGGAATGGAAGAGAGGCTGGAGCAGAAATGAACAGCTAGTCAATCTAGAATTTATACCTGATTATATCTGCGACGAAGTGTTACGTCAGTATAATGATCAGCACAATAAAAGAGATAGTTCTAAACTCTTCAACTATTTTATTAAACATAAACTTAAAAATCTAACTGAACACATAGGTGACTTCAAATGAAACTAGGAATCTTTGAAATTCTCGAAGGTGCAAATAAACTCACTAAAACAGAAGAAAGGGCTGCTTTTTTAAAGAAGCACGAGCACAAGGTTCTATGGCAAGTGTTGAACTACATGTTTGATCCTACCGTAGAGTTTGCCCTACCTCCTGGAACCCCTCCGTATAAGCCTTGTGATCCTGTTAATGCAGAAACATTTTTGTATCAACAATCTCGTAAGTTGCAGTTGTTTCGCAAAGGAGGAGATGGTGACAAACTCAAACAAACAAAAAGAGAAATGCTTTTTATTGAGTTGTTAGAAATTATACATCCAAGAGATGCATTAGTTATTATTGGCATGAAAGATAAAAAGATGCCATCTGATTATAGTAAGATTACAAAATCTGTTGTTCAAAAAGCATTTCCAGGATTAGTATAGAGAAAGTATCATGCCAACAAGAAAAGATAAGAATTCTTTCAAAGAAGAAGATCAGATCAAAAACTTTAAGTATGCATATGATGATGTTGAACTGAAGCCATCAACAATAAATAAAAATAGAGCAAAGAGATTATCAAGAGCTCTAAAGAAAAACAATGTCGAACAAATAATAAAATATATGGATTAACATGACTTTAGAATTTTTATATGCTGCTCTGATAATGAGTGTAACATCCTATTTGCTGTATAAGATAGGATGGAGATCTGGTTTTGATGAAGGGGTCTCAGGGACACTCATTATGCTTAGCAAAGAAGATCATATTAGATTAATATTTGATAGTGATGGAAAAATCACACATATTCTCCCTAATCATGCAACCGAAAAGACTAAATAATAGTATGCCAATATATACGTTTTATAATTCGACTAATGATCAATACACTGAAGAAACAATGTCATACAATGACATGAAATCTTTATTAAAACAAAATCCCAACATCACCCACGTTCTTCAGCCTCCGAAGTTTGCTGATCCCTCTCGTATGGATGCTACAAGAGGAAAACCAGATGATGGATTCCGTGACAGATTAAAAGAAATTAGCAAAGCACATTCAGGAGGACTGACCAAATCAACTATTAACACATGGTAGGAGAATCTGCATGAAAGGTCGCCTCAACAAAAGCCAGAAGAAAGCTCTTAGAAGACAGGGAATATTCCCACATCAGACGTTGACTTCATCAGGAAATAACTTTAGAATGAATAATGTTATTCCGTTGACAGATAACCAAGAAAGAGCTTTTGATGCGTACGAGGACGGAAAGAATTTATTGTTACATGGTCTTTCAGGTACAGGAAAAACATTTATATCATGTTATCTTGCATTAAATGAACTTCTTGGAGGAATGTCAGATCATCGAAAGATGATTATAGTTAGATCGGTTGTACCAACAAGAGATATAGGATTCTTACCTGGTAATGCAAAAGAAAAAAGTAAAGTATATGAAGCTCCTTATAGCACGGTGGTTTCAGATTTGTTTGGTAGAGGCGACGCATATGAGATACTCAAAACAAAAGGACTTATCGAATTTGAAACTACCTCATTTATTAGAGGTATCACATTTGAAGATTCTATTATAGTAGTTGACGAAGTAAATAATATGAGCTTCCATGAGCTTGATTCTGTAATCACAAGAGTTGGAAGAAATTGTAAAATAATCTTTAGTGGTGATTTCAGACAGTCTGATCTCAGAGGTGAAGAGAAAAACGGATTACATAAATTTATGAATGTGCTTAGAAAACTCAAAAACTTTGAGCATGTAGAATTTGAGGAAGAAGACATTGTCAGATCAGGTCTCGTTAAAGAATACATTATCACAAAACACAAACTTGGCTACGACCAAGCCCTTTGTGCATAGAAAAGATGCATTTCAGTTTACTGAATTAAAAACAGAAAACAAAGATGATAGGCGGTTCTATATTACACCCGATGGTGCCGCCTATCCATCCATTACAACCGTATTAAAGCTCCTCTCACACAAGTCTATTATGGAATGGCGTAAAAGAGTGGGTAATGATGTAGCTAATGCTATCTCTGCCAAGGCATCGCGTCGAGGAACAGCTGTACATTATATGTGCGAAGATTATATCAACAATCTTAATCCTTGTCACAAAGAAAGAATGCCAGCTGATATTGAGACGTTCAAATCTATACAACCAGTCATAGATGAGAATATAAACAATATATATGCTCAAGAAATTCCATTGTTTTCTAACTACTTGAAGCTAGCAGGACGAGTTGATTGTGTAGCTGAGTGGGGTGGTAAGCTGTCTATTATTGATTTTAAGACCAGTAGAAAAGTTAAAAAGAAAGAATGGATTGATAATTACTTTATGCAAGCATCTGGTTATGCTGTGATGTTTGAAGAACTAACTGGCCAGCCTATAACTAATCTAGTTATTCTTATTGCTGTTGATGACAATCCACCTCAGGTGTTTGTGGAACATAGAGATAAATGGATTCACAAATTAATAGACACAAGAAAACAATACGAGGAACTCTATGGAATATAAACACGTAGCTTTTGCTTGGTGTTGTCTATTTTTATTGTTATTTGCAGTTAACAATGTAGTAGCACAAGAAGAGTTTGCTTCCCCGAGCTTTGCTCAAAAACCTGTTGTATGTGGCCCAGCAGAAGGCCTTATTAAAATGATGGAACAAGAAGAACTGTATCCACTCATTGCATCTCCAGCCAAAACTATAGTAGACATACAACAAGGAGAAGCTGTATTTGTTCCTGTTGTACTATACGTGTTTGTCAGTGAATCAGGTAAAATAATGATTGTTGAGCACCTAATTAATTCTGAAGATCAACCTATGTGCCAAATATTAGTAGGGAAGGGCATTGAGTTTGATACTCAATCCATTAAAGATCTTCTAGGAATGCAATAAAAAAAACTTCTTTTTTTCGTTTTTTCTTAAAAAAACTGTTGACCTTTGCGTAGAAGTATGCGAAGATGAATATAGTGAGAAAACAGAGGAGAGTTCAAATGTTGAAGTTAGCTAAAGTTTCAGAAGGTTTCTACAAGGCAACCAATATCGTATCAGACCATGAGGCATTTATCGATTGTGATATGCTTGGTGATTTTCGTGGTACTGTAGAGATCAAGACTGATAATGGTTTTGATGCTGATGAGTCTGAAGGCTTTGCTACTATCGAAGAAGCTGCTCGTTGGATCGAGTGTCGTGTAGGCGATGCAGAAGTAGGTGGTACTCCAGTTATCATGGCTACAAACTTTGATGGTTCTCCAATGATTCAAGGAGCTGCATAATGGTTGTTTCAGTTGGCCAAACGGTAATGACTCGCTGGGGTCTTTCAAAGATCGAGAAGATTGAGCTTTGTGAGAAAGAAGGCGATAAGTATGGTGTTCAAATTTCTGAAGTGTTTGAGGATTTGGTAGATCGTTGTGTGTTTGATTTCAAAGAAGGTTGGCAGTATGGAAGCCAGCTAGACTTTGTCAGCGTATAAGGAGTGAGTGATGAAAGAAGCAAGTCGTAAAATCCAAGATGTAGATGTAGTACAATTGTGGGATGCTGCATCAACCTATGATCTTGAAGAGCTGCGTGTAGCAGTTACAAAATTAATTGAGGATGCACGTGCACCTAATCAAGCTATTCTTCGTAAGATTCCATCAATGAGTAAGCGTCAACTGATGAAGGTACTTGGAGATTTTTATCTCAAGGGATGTGGACTGGGAGTGATTAGATAATGGTTTGCTACCTGGTTAAACTTCAACATAAGAAAACTGGATTGGTTCTGTACAAGAGAGGAACCACAAAGTGGCCTAATCCTCTCGATCGTTTCAAAGATGACAAATATAACATTTTTGATATTAGTGTGCTTGCCACATATAATTACAGCCATGAAAGCTGGACAAAAGCACATACAGTTGTCAATGTTTTTGAGCAAGTACTTAACGGACTGTGGCCACCCAAGGAGAAGGAATTCAATGTTGAGAAGTATCTTGGTGAAGAAGCTGGTGCTCTCGATAATACCGGTATCACAGAATTCATTTACTTGAAAGCTACAGAGACCGAAGAGCAGTTGATTAATCATTTTGAAATGGCAAAAAAATCCATGTGGAAGATAAAATAACTGTTGCCTTTTTAATTGAATAGAGTGATAATTATTATAATAAAAAGTTCTTGTGAAAGTGGAGATATAGAATGGCACATATGGTAGAAACAATGGCTTATGCAGGACAGGTTCCATGGCATGGTCTCGGTACGAAAGTATCAAATGATCTGACTCCTGGTCAGATGTTAGAAGTTGCTGGCCTTAATTGGGAAGTTGATGAGGTTGATTCTTACGTCAACTATAACGGTCAGACAATTCCTACGGGTCAAAAGTGTTTGGTCCGTTCAACAGATAATCGTATTCTTACAACAGTGGGCCAAGGATGGCACCCTGTACAGAATCAAGACGCGTTTGAATTTTTCAATGAATTTGTAGCAGCCGGTGAAATGGAAATGCATACAGCAGGTTCGTTGAAAGATGGACAGATGGTATGGGCTCTAGCTAAGATTAATGATGGCTTTGAGCTTAATGGTGGTGATGTGATCGAGTCCTACCTTCTGTTCTCTAATCCTCATCAGTTTGGTAAGTGTGTAGATATTCGTACTACGAACGTCCGCGTTGTGTGTAATAACACACTAACATTCTCACTTAACCAAAAAGCTGAAAACGTTGTACGTCGTAATCACCGTACAGCCTTTGATGCAGATGATGTTAAGATGGCTCTTGGTGTTGCTAAAGAAAAAATGAACACCTACAAAGAGACAGCACAATTCTTATCATCTAAGCGTGCTAAGGAAGAGGATATTGTTGATTACTTTAAGCGAGTGTTCCCAGTGCTGACTACTAAAGGACCTGATTCTAAGAAGGATCTATCCAAGTCTGCACAAGCAGCGCTCGATGTTCTTCACACTCAGCCAGGAGCTGAGATGAGTGAAGGATCATGGTGGCAGGCATATAATGCTGTTACCTTCCTGACTAATCATCAGATTGGTCGTTCAAACGATAATCGGGTTTATAGTGCTTGGTATGGCGCTAATAAAAACCTTAATGTTAAAGCGCTGGAAACAGCCGTTGAATTTGCAGAGGCATCATAATGAAAGATCAAATTTTAGACGCAGTAATTAAATACGCAAAAGGTCAAATTGCTGTACACAAAACAAACGTAAATGTGTATCTTACGAATCCAGCTGGTATTGGAGAACACTCTGATGTCGTAGAAGCTGTCATTGCTGAGATGGAAAAGATTGCACATTTCGAAGATGTACTCGAAGTTGCTGGCAACATGGCCATGACAACCGGAGAGTAAAATGTTTGGAAGATTGGTGAGTTTGAATTTATTATGGTTAGCAAGTTGTCATCCTGCTTACGCATCAGGATCTCCCTGTGATTATGATCACCAATCTTCCGAAACATATCAACTACAGATTGAAGCTACTGATGATATACAAAGCAAATCATATGATATAGCTGAAGGAGCCAGAAAGTGCGTAGTTGATATGAAAATAATGGTAGAGAATGTTTGGCATCCTTCTGACGGTACGTACGTGTATGGACCTGATATACCAGAGACTACAGCTTGTGAAAGAGCTGAGCTCAAAGCTAAAGAGAATCTAATTAAACTTTTGAGTCCAGTTATAATTAATTCTGAAAAAAACTTGAATTGTCAGTTGACTAATAAACCTATTGTCAGTAAAATAGATAAAGTGAGCAATTGTAAAGAGTGGAAGACCATTTGGATTGATGGTGTTGAAAAGAGAGGATGGAGAAATATCTGTGATTAAGATTATCTTTTATATTGGTGTAGGTGTTGCAGCCTACCATTTTGCACCAGAGATTGTTGATACGTTTATCGATACTGGTGCCCGTGATGTTGTAATAAATGAGTTGGAGAAGTTGTAATGAAATATTTAATCGTCCCTTTATTAGGAGCTGTTGTACTAACTGGTTGTAGCAAGACAATGTCTAAACAGGACATGTTAGTCAAGCGTTTTGAATACAATCAAGAACAAGTTGAAGATACAACAGATGATATTCCTAAATGGTTTTTGAATATCCCTACAGAAGAAGGATTCATGTATGCTGTAGGTACAGCTGAAACTCCTGATCTCCAACTATCAGTTGATATTGCGGTCTTGAATGCTAAAACAACTCTTGCTGATTCAATGAACAGTAGAGTACGTTCTCAGACAAAGAGCTTTATCTCAAAACTAGGAAGTGATGATGTTGATGCTTCGGTGATGAGTGAGATAGAAAAAGCTACACGCAACGTAGTTTTAGATGCAGATGTTAGTGGATGGCAACAAAAAGAATTGGACATTCAAGCATCTGGTCCTCAGTATCGTGCTTATGTTTTGCTTGAGTATAGTGATGTAAGAGCAAGTACGTTTCTACATGATCGTCTAACAAAAGATAACAATCTTTATACAAAGATTAAATCAACAAAAGCATTTGAAGAGCTAGACGAAGCAGTGAGACAACAAAATGAAATTGAACTGGAAAAGCTCAGGATTGCTGCTGAGTAGTATTATATTGTTATGCACCCTTCAAGGGTGTGTAATGGTTTGTATTAGTGGATGTAAAGATGGTAAAATATTTACAAAGACAGAGACTAGTATTTTTGATAATATTAAGCATGCTTGTTCCAAGTATGAGCTCTGCAGCAGACATAAGTCTGATAACACCGGTGTTTCAAGCCCTCAACTTCTTTAACACCTATGACAACTATAAATCATATCCAGCTATGGATGATCCACCTTATGTAGTTCATAAACAAACTATAACTAGAATGAGATCAGATCCATATGTTGGAGATGTTGTTGTTCCAGTCCAGAGAAATACAACTGTTAAGGTTTTGCATACATACCCATGTAAAGAATTTACTAGTGCTGATGAAAGTGGTTTTGCTTGTGAGCGTAGTGATGGTACATGGGAGATAATGGATTGAATCGAACAATAAAGTTATACAAAGATTCCTTTTCAGCGGTAAAGATGAGATCGGGCAAAGCCCATCATCAATTGGAACCATGTACTAGTTTTTTAGAGGGGTTCCGTAAATTAGGATGGAATCCACACGTAGTTGATTTTAAATCAGCAAAGTCAAAGCCTCCTGATATTGGAATGATGTTTAACTTCTGGTCAAACAATAAACCAGGATTATCAAAACAACATATATCCGAATTTCATAGTGCTCACAACATCCCATTAATTTGCATGGATGCTGGAGCATTCACTTCATATATGTCACAAGACAAAGGCGGCCAGCATAAAAGAGTTGGCTGGAAATTTCATAGGTTTGGTGTAGATAGTCCTCTTGGTACAGGAAGATTTTTCAATAGTGATAGCGATAGTAAACAACTAGATTATTATCGTGAGCTTGTTCCAAAACTAGATTTTGGCAAATGGAGAAAAGGTGATCATGTTTTATTACTAGCACAAAATCCTATTGGTTTTCAATTTGAAGATAAAAACCTGACGTATGATCAATGGATCAATAAAACTGTCGACCAAATAAGAAAGCATACAGACAGAAAAATTATTATACGAATGCATCCAAATAGCAAGGCTTCGCATGAAAAAAAAGATAGAAAATTAGTAAAAATAAATCCTAAACCAAACTTAGAGATTAGTGATCTCCAAGGAAGATTAAACTTCTTCGAAGGTTTAGATAATGCTCATTGCTGTGTGACACATAGTTCTAGCGCTGCAACTGATAGTATCATGTATGGTGTTCCAACATTTGTTATGAGTAAAAGATGCATAGTGCATGCTGGTCATATTAAAACATGGGAAGATGATTTTAGTAATATAGAAAATTTATCTGATTATGACAGAGAACAATGGGCTTATAACATGGCATATACTTCTTTCACTAATGAACAACTAGCTTCAAAAGAAGTTGCCGCAAAGTTTTTAGATGGATTAAAAATGATATGACTGCAGTAGTCTTCGAGCGTACATTTAGAATAACAAAGAAGTATCAGTTTGAAACACTGAATTATACTCTCACTGGTATAGTAGGAGAAGATAGAAGAGTTACATTATCTGATAGATACGAAAGGTGCCAAGCTCCTATTATATGGGGTGCATGGGACTCGAAAGAAGTTGTTGACTGTAGAACATCAGTTGTACACAAACACAAAGGAAACTTTCTCCATCTTGATACACCATTGCTTGGTGTGAGACATCCTAATTCGATCAGACATATCAGAGTTGGATTGAATAGCTGGTTAGGAGATTATAACAACGAAAATGTAACACCTGCTAGATGGAACAAACTAAGCAAAGAACTTGATCTTAAAATAAAGCCATTTAAACCAAAAGGTGAAAGTATACTCATAGCGTGTGAAAGAACAAACAGTCTTGTGAGCAGATATGAGC